CCTCGGCGATGGCGGCATGGTCGAGATGCGCGGCAACTTCGATCAGGACTTCGCGCCGGAGACAACGCTGCCGTTGCTGCTCAACATGGCGTCGGCCGGCAAGCTCTCGGATGAAACGCTATTCGCCGAGATGCAGCGCCGCGGCGTGGTCAGTGACGAATACAGCTGGCAGGATGAACAGGAACGCATCGCTAGCCAGGGGCCGGCGCTTGGGGTGATCTGATGGCGACCGTCAACGAGCGGCTGTTCGACGAGCTGACAGCCCATGCCGTCGACCTGCAGCAATATTCAGATGGCGTAGCGCGCCGGATGATAGCGCTGCTGAATCGCGTTGACGCCGACCTTTCCGCCGAGCTGGCTGCAGCCCTGGAGCGCATGCCTGCTGATTCGTTCACAGTCGAGCGACTGGAGGCTCTGCTGGGCTCCGTCCGGCAGCTGAACGCAGCAGCCTACGCGAGCGTCACGGAGGCGCTACAGAGCGAGCTGCGCGCCTTCGCGGCATATGAGGCGGGCTATCAGTCCAGCCTGTATCAGTCAGTCATTCCGGCAGCTGTGCAGGTGCGTTACTCGATCGCCTCGGTATCGCCGAATCAGGTCTACAGCGCGGCGATGTCCCGGCCGTTTCAGGGGCGCCTGCTGAAGGACTGGGCCAGCAACATCGAAGCCGGCCGTATGACAAAGATCCGCGACGCGATCCGCATCGGCTACGTCGAAGGCAAAACTGCATCGGAGATCGTGCGCGGCATTCGCGGCACTCGTGCTGCCGGTTACGCTGACGGGCTGCTACAACGACCACGGCGCGATCTGATGGCGGTTGTGCAGACGGCTATCAGCCATACGGCGCAGGTGGCGCGCGAGCAGTTCAACGAGGCCAATTCGGATCTGATCAAGGCGGAGCTATTTCGCGCCACGCTCGACTCAAAAACATCTCCGCCGTGCCGAATTCGTGACGGACTGAAGTATGAAGCCGGCACTCACAGGCCCATCGGCCACAAGGTTCCCTGGCTACAGGGTCCAGGCAGGCTGCACTGGAACTGCCGCTCGACTTCAACGCCTGTGACCAAATCATGGCGCGAGCTTGGGATTCCGATTGACGAGATCAGTCCGAGCGACCGCGCAAGCATGGATGGGCAGGTTCCTGCCGAGACCACATTCGCGTCCTGGCTGCAACGCCAATCGCCGGCCCGGCAGGATCAGGTACTAGGCCCGGAGCGCGGCAGGCTGATACGCGAGGGCGGGCTAAAGCTGCCGGACCTGTACAGCCCGAACGGCCGTTATCTGACCCTTGATGAGCTGCGCAAGCGGGACGCCGAGGCCTTTGCTAGACTGGCCGCATGACCGACCGTCCACGATTCCACGTCATCCACGGCACGCCGCCACCGCAGACCGAAGCGGAGCAGGTGCGCGAGCGTGTGCGAAAGGCGCCGAGGCCGAGCGCCATGCCGCAGTGTCACCGATGCGGCGGGCGCGAGTACGTCGAAACAAAGATCGGCGCCGGAAAGGGCGCGACGAAGCAGCGTGTTTGCTTCCTGTGCGCCATGAAAGGCGAGAGGGTGGTGATGTGATGATCGTGCGCAGTCACTTTGGGCCGTTCGGTATTGCAGTAGCCAATAACCAGCGCACTCCCGGCTATACGGCTTGGGCATGCCATGGGGACACAGTTGCCGATAATGCCGCCTTCGAGCCTGCTGACGATGTGTGGTTCCAGTTCGGGAGCAGCGCAGAGGAAGCCATGGATCGCCTGAAGACCGAGCTGCGTGCCATGCTGAACTAAGACCTGTCGATCAAACCAGAGCCCGGCCAAGCGCCGGGTTTTCCATTTCTAGAGCCTCGCCATCGTGCGGGGCTTTTTGTTTTCCGCCGAAAGGCAACCAAACACGCAGCTAGGCCCGTACAGCCGAAAAGCGGATGTTCGCTCATCCGTCCGCCCCGCTGCGTTCCTATTCGACTGGTGAGCGAGGTAATGCAGATGCGCGAAAGCAATGTCATCCCGTTTCACTATCAAGGCCAGCCGGTGCGCTTCAATAGCGACGGATGGATCAATGCGACCGCTGCTGCGTCGGTATTTGGACAGGAGCCAAGAGATTGGCTGAGACTCCACGAGACCGAGAGCTACATGCGGGCGCTGGCCAAACACCTAGGCATCCCGTTTGAGCCGAAGATGATCGAGAGGAAGCAGAGCAAGAAGGTCTCTGGTGGTAAATCCGGTTTCCGCCCCGAATTGAGCAACTGCGCGGGCTTGGTGATGACTCGTCGGGGCTCAGCCGCCAATGGCGGCGGCACGTGGCTGCATCCAAAACTTGCAGTTGCATTCGCCCGATGGCTAAACGTGGACTTTGCCGTCTGGTGCGACCTACACATTGACGCCCTGCTGCGCGGCGAGTTGACCGAAAAGCAGCAGTTCGACCGAGCCTGCAAGGCTCTTTCCGATGCAAGCGATATCGCCAGCCTGAGCGGCAGCGAACTTGCCAAATTCCGCTGGCGCAAGCCTGGCCTGATTGCTCAGGTCGAGCACTGGCGCGAGCAGCTGCAAATGACATTGGGGCTTGAGGCCGCATAAACCCTGCCCAGCCAAACACACCGCCGCATGGCGGTTTTTTTATGCCCGCAGTTTCGGATGGGACGGGGCGCCACCGGGCCGGATGGCTCAACGCAATGGCCGGATGGCCGGAGAAAGACGAGATGAAACTGAAGCTTGACGAAAACGGCAACGCAGTCCTGCAAGAAGGCAAGCCGGTCTACGTGCACGATGATGGCAAGGAGCTGGCGGTGGATGTCGCCCAACTCACTAGCCGTGCGCAGTACCTGGCAGGCGAGGCAGAGAAGGCTTTCCAGCAGCGTGACGAAGCCAAGAAGGCCCTCAAGGCTTTCGAGGGTCTTGAAGACCCGGCAGCTGCACGCAAGGCGCTGGAAACCGTCGCAAGCCTCGACCAGAAGCGGCTGATCGATGCCGGCGAAGTCGAGAAGGTCAAGTCGGAGATCAGCAAAGCCTTTCAGGCCCAGCTGGACGAAGCCAACACCAAGGCGCAGACCCTCGAGCAGCAACTGTACGGCGAGAAGATCGGCGGCAGCTTCGCTCGTTCCAAGGTCATCGCCGAGAAGCTGGCTGTCCCGGCAGACATGGTGCAAGCCACCTTCGGGAATCGCTTCAAGATCGAGGACGGCAAGGTCGTCGCCTATGACGCCAACGGCAACAAGATCTTCAGCCGCGCGCGCCCGGGCGAGCTGGCCGACTTCGATGAAGCGCTGGAAACCCTCGTCGACGCTTACCCCTATCGCGACACGATCCTTAAGAGTTCCGGTGCCAACGGCGGCGGCGCTCCGAACGGAAACGGTCAGCCACCCAAACCCAAGGGCAATTTTGGCGGCAGCAAAGAGGATCGCCTCGCAGCCATCAAGGCCCTAACCGCACAGAACTGATAGGAGGCCCGAATGGCCCTTTCCGATATGAAGGTATTCAACGAATACCTCAAGAACGCCACCATCGAAACCCTGGCCCAGGACGTTGAGAAGTTCAACGCCGCCTCGGCCGGCGCCATCCGCCTGACCACGCAGGGCATCGACGGCGACTTCCTGCAAGAATCCTTCTGGGCCGGCCTGCATGGCGCCCAGCGCCGCGTCGATCGCTACACCAGCAACGGCAACCAAGCATCCACCGCCCTGGCGCAGAAGCAGTACGACGCTGTCAAGGTGGCCGGCGGCTTTGGTCCGATCCTGTGGGAGCCGTCGCAGCTCGCGTGGATTCAGAAGAGCCCGGAAGAGGCGCTGGAAGTCATCAGCCGCAACCTGTCCGAGGCAATCGTTGCGGATCAGCTGAACACCGTAATCGCCGCCCTGGTCGCTGCTATCAGCAACCAGACCGCCGCGACCAACGACGTGTCGGCTACTGCCGGCGTTACCTATGCCGCCATCAACGCCGCGCACGCCAAGTTCGGCGACGCCTCCGGCCGCCTGGTTGCGCAGGTAATGAACGGCGTGACCTTCCACGACCTCATCGGGAAGAACCTCACCAACGCGCAGCAGCTATTCCGGGCTGGTGACGTGACGATCGTCGACATCCTCGGCAAAGCTGTCATCGTGACCGACTCCCCGGCGCTGTACTCGGCCGCGGTCGCCACTCCGGCTGCTCCTGCCAAGCAGCGCGTGCTGTCCCTGGCTGATGGCGCTGGCATGGTGATGGATGGTTCCGACCTCATCACCAACATCCAGACCGTCAACGGCAAGCAGCGCATCGAGACCACCTTCCAGGCGGATTACACCTTCGGTCTGGCGCTGCGTGGATATTCGTGGGATACCACAAATGGTGGGAAGTCGCCGACCGACGCTGAACTTTTCACTGGGTCCAATTGGGATCTCGTTGCGAACAGCATCAAAGGCAGCGCAGGCGTTATTACCATTGGTGACGCCAGCAAATAAGCTCTAAAATGAGCTTGCCGGGACAGCCCATTGCAAGGGGTTTCCGATGCCAACACATCAGATTACCGGCACCCTACAAAACGGCCTTGTTGGAGGCAGCATGATCGACGTTGAAACGCTAAAGGCTCATCTGCATTACGATCCTTTGACTGGAATTTTCACCCGCCTGATTACCACCTCGCACAGGAATGTGGCTGGACAGGTGTCAGGAGGATATGGTGCTCGCGGCTACTATCGAGTATCCGTTCTAGGAAGGCGCTACTATGCCCATCGTCTTGCGTGGTTCTATATGCACGGTGAGTGGCCGCAAGAGATAGACCACATCAACGGCAAGCGCGACGATAACCGGATCGCGAATCTTCGCCCGGCGAACAGAGAACAGAATTGCGCAAACGTCCCCGCAAAATCATCAAACAGCAGCGGTTACAAGAACGTCAGCTTTGATCGCAAGACGGGCAAGTGGATGGCGCGCGGACGCGCAAATGGGAAGCGCAAAAACCTGGGATTATTCGATACGCCGGAGGCCGCTTACAACGCCTGGGTATGCTACTCCAAGCCTGCCAGCGGCGACTTTTTCAACCCGTTATTACGATGGGCATAACCAAATCCGGAGCCGGCATAACGCCGGCTTCTCTGTTTCTGGAGGATGAAATGTCCGAGCAGAAGATTGCATACGTTGAGCATCCGGTTACACCGGAACGGAAGGCCGAGCTGCGAGCTCAGGGCTTCAAGATCATCGACGCTCGATTCGCGCCGCCTGGCGATGTAGTCGAGCCGCAAGACGAGGCGCCCAAGCCGCGCGCCCGCAAAACCAAGCCAGAGCCGACCGAGGCCGAGTAAATGACCGAGTACATCACCATCGCGCAGGTCGACGGCCTGCTGGGGTCCGACTGGACCACCGAAGACAAGAAGGCCCGCGCGGTGCTGATGGCGAACACCTGGCTGAACGCAAAGCCGCTGCCGGCGTTTTCAGAGGTTCCGGCTGCCGTGGTGCAGGCCGGCGCGGAAATCGCACGGGAGGCCGCCGCAGGGGCGCTGTATGGGGCAACCGAAACAGGCGTCACAAGCAAGTCGGTCACGGCTGGCGACGTGAGCAGCAGCAAGTCCTATTCGTCAAGCTCACGCAAGCTGACGGCCGGCGAGGTGTTTGCAGAGGCGCTTCTGCGGCCATACCTCGGCAATGCCAGTCAGATTCGACTGGTGCGCGGCTGATGGGTTTGCGTGACGAGCTGACCGCAGACATTGCGGAGGCATTCGATACCGACCTTGCTGATGCGGTAGCAGCATTCACGGGCACGCGGCAGGGCGATGAAGGCTACGACCCGGTCACCGGGGAAATGACGAATTCAGCGACAACCTACGCCGGTCGCGGGGTATTTGGCAGCTACTCGAATGATGAGATCGATGGATCTTCGATTCTCGCGACAGACGAGCGCCTTACGGTCCTGCAGGCTGAGGTGCTGGTAACTGAGGCGGGAATTACGACTGACGCAAGGGCCGCCCCAAAGGTCGGCGACATGATCGCAGGAAAGCGGGCTATTCGGATTGGAAAGGACCCGGCCGGAGCAACCTGGATCATTCAGCTGAGGGCGTAACGATGTCGTTCTCTGATGATGTGCGGCGGTTTTCTGCCAAGGCTGCCGATGCGCACGACAAGATCACCAGATTGGCAACCTTAGAGCTTTTCAGGGGCGTGATTCTTGCGACGCCGGTTGATAAGGGCAGAGCAAGAGGCGGCTGGACTACCTCTGTCGGCGCTCCTGCTGCATCGCCTGAGCGGCTTGACCCTTCCGGCAACTCTGCCGTCTCCGAGGTAATCGAGAAAACCCCTGAAGGGGCTGGTCAGGTCACCTACCTCTCAAACGACCTCCCTTACATCATGGCCTTGGAAGAAGGTAGCTCGAAGCAGGCACCTGAGGGGATGATCCGCAGAAACATGGATAGGGTAAGCCGCATGGTTGATGCGGCTATAGCTAGATCAAAGGTCTAGGCGACGTGTTTCCATCGCTGCCTGTTGACAATTTTTGTTATGTTTTTCCGGCCAACGCCAAAGAGTTCAGCGATTTCTTTATGCATCAAGCCGATTACTGCAAGGCGTCTTATTTCTCTAACATTTTCTTCAGTTAGCTTGACATTTCCAGCAGTCTCGCCACGCGCTGATTGGTACAGGCTTTCATCGATTGCGTGCCGACAATTTTGGGATGCGGTAGTCCATTCCAAATTGTCTATTCGGTTGTTTTGCTTGTTGCCATCGATGTGGTTTACCTGAGGCAGATTCTCAGGGTTATCCAAAAACGCAGTAGCGACAAGCCGGTGAATATAAAACTTTGCGCTTTTGCCTTCTCTGCATAGAAAAGCGCAAACGTAACCTTCTCGCTGGATCGCCGGAACACGTATGCGCTCACGAACAGGAGCAAAAGCATTGCCCTTCGCGCGCCTTAGACGCGCAAGAGATTTGACTCTGCCCAAATTGGAGATGTCGTAAATTCCTTCAAAGCCTGCGATTGGCTTCCAAATTTCTTGCATGGCTCTCTCCATCAAAGAGAAATCATCACTGAATGGGATGCAGCAGGGCTGGTGATGAATCAGCCTTTTCGCCCGCTAAAGCTAGCTGCACGCATGGGATTATATATCAATGTCCGAATCAAGGATCCACTCAGCGCTGGTGTCGGCCTACATCGCGTCAGGCGTCATGCCTGTTGCGCGAACGGCACTCGAGGGCAAGACCTTCACGCCGCCTACCGGGCAGAGCTGGGCTCGCCTCACAGCCCTGCCTACTGGACGAGCGCCTGCCGCCCAAGGCAAGGATGCGGCCCAAGAGTGGACCGGCATTCTGCAGATTGACCTGTTCCACCCGAAAAACACCGGGCACGCCGGTCTACTGGCTGACGTGGACGCGCTGCTGGCTTTCTTCGCATCCGGCAAGCGCCTCGACTACCAAGGCCAGGGCGTACTGATCCGACGCGCTGAGCGCTCGCAGATTCGCCAGGAAGACGTCTGGCAGTCGGTCAGCGTCAGCGTCTACTGCACCGCCTGGAGCTTCCCGGCGTAAACACAACCCGAAACACCGCAGCCCGCCTTGAGCGGGCTTTTGCATTTCTGGAGATAGCAAATGCCCTATGCACAAGGCGTCAATCAGAACACCTACATCAAACTGGAGGGCGTCGGCGGCACTCTCGACCCGGCAGTCCCCTGGATTCCGCTGCGCCTCATCACCAATGGCCTGAGCCAGTCTGTCGAGGAGCTTGAGTCGGACGAGATGCTGCTAGGCCGCCACATAGCCGAATCCCGCAGCGGCGTTTCCAGCGTGGCCGGCGACCTTGAGGCCGAACTGACCTACGGCACCTTCGATATGCTGCTAGAGGCGGCTTTCCACGGCGCCTGGCAGGTGAAGACCCGCACAGCCACGACTGTCTCTGTCGCAGCAGCAGACGACAGCTTCAACGACTCCGCTTCGGGCTTCGTGACCGCTGGCTTTGCGGTTGGCGACGTCATCAAGGTAAGCGGCTTCGCAACTGCCGCGAACAACGGCCAGTTCAAAGTAGCCTCGGTCGCAGCCGGCAAGATCACCGTCACCGACCTGGCCGGCGCCGCCGTTACGCTGGTGGATGAGCTGGCAGGCGCCTCCGTTACGATCGCAACCGGAGGCACGCTGAAGACCGGCAGCACTCGCCGCAAGTTCGCCATCCTCAAGCACAACGAGGACATTGGCCGCTGGCTGATCTATCGCGGCTGCGAGGTCGGCAGCGTTGCGATCGACTGCCCGCTGCAGGGCAAGATCGGCATCACCTTCTCCATGATCGGCACCAAGGAGGAGGCATACGTCTTCGACGGCGTGACCGAGAGCATCGCCGACCCGACCGAAACCGTGATGATGACCACGTTCGAGGGCTCGCTGACCGAAGGCGGAACCGGCCTGAACCACGCGACCGCGCTGAACCTGTCGCTCGATAACGGCATGGAGGCGATCTACCGCCTGTTCTCGCGCGATGCCTACGACATCAAGCTCGGCCGCATCAACGTCTCCGGCAGCCTGTCCGCCTACATCGAGGACAACCGCCTGAAGGACAAGTACCTCGGCGAGACCAAGACCCCGCTGGTCGTGACCCTGACCGATGGCGAGAACAGCTATCAGATCAGCATGACCCAGGCCAAGCTGACGACCTCTAGCGAGGAAGGCAGCGGCGACGATCCGATCATTCAGAACTACGACTTCCGGGCCTTCAATGACCAGGCGGTCGACACTGAGATCACCATCACCCGCATTCCGGCGTAAGGGGTTGGCATGAAGCCGAGTGACTTTTTCACCCGGGCCAAGGCGAACGAGGGGGAGCGCATGCCGCTCTCCCTGCCTGACGGCACGCCAACGGATGAGTGGCTGCAGATCAGGGGTGTCGACTCCGACGAGTTCCGCGTGGCGCTGGATGAGTTTCGGCGTGAGCTGCTGGTCCTGGCTTCGGTCAAGGACGAAAAGGAGCGAGCGGAGAAGACAGAGGCCGCACGGCTCAAATTGAATGCCGCGCTCGTGATCGGCTGGTCATTCGATGCAGAGTTGTCCGAGGCAGCTTTGCTGGAGTTCCTGCGCGAATCCCCCTACATCGCGGCAGAGGTTGACCGGTTCGCGAGTGACCGCCGCCGTTTTTTTGGGAAACGCTCGACGGGCTCGCCGAAGGACTGATCGCGCACGCCGAGCATCAACTTGGACTGCTTCGACCTGCCGGCCCGAGACCGAAGAAAGGCCCGGACAAGCGCATCACCGTCCGCGCACAGCTGGAAGCCATCGCGGAGAAGACTGGCAAGCGTCCGTCCCGCCTGGATGGCCCGCCGTGCCCTGATGAGCTTGCCTACGTCTGGGAGTGGTACTGCTCAGCCAGGCCGATCGGCTCGCTCGCAGACATCAAGGCCTGGTCCGAACTGTACGGCCACCGCCTACTCCCGTTCGAGGTCACGCTACTGCGCCGGCTGGCTGCGGTAGAGGATCGCGTGGCGAGTCAGTAGGGCGCCGATTTGGTACTCTGGCGCTTTCTGACAGGGAGCGCGTCCTATGGAGTTCATCATGTTGGCGGTGATGGTCGCCGCCTATTTCCTGCCCGGCCTGATCGCCTACATGCGGGGTCATCACAACGCGGCGTCGATTATGCTGCTCAACCTGTTCCTCGGTTGGACTTTGCTTGGATGGATTGGCGCGCTCGTGTGGTCGTTGCTAGCAAAGAAGCCCAGTACGGCGTGAATTGATATCGAACAAGACAACCCGCTTCGGCGGGTTTTTTATTGCCCGAGGAAAGAGCGATGCGCCCCCAGGATTTCTATACCAGAACGCGCGCAAGCGCTGGGGTTCGCGTTGACTTTGTGGACCCTGACGGAAATCGGGAGTGGATGCGCGTCCGCTCCGTGATGAGCGCCGAGTTCAAGCAGGCCAGCGAAGACGTAGTGATGCAGGCCGTGAACGACGGTCGGCTGTCTGCTGATCAGCCGTCGCTGCGCAAGCATCACGCCAGGCAGCGCAGAGCAGCCCTTGCTGCCGCGCTGATCGCTGAGTGGTCCTTGCCTTCGGATATCGACGCCGTGGCGCTGCTGGCGTCTGCCCCTCGCTTACGCCGACAGATTGAACTGATTGCTGAAAACCACGCTTTGCACTTTGGAGTTGCCGAATGACTGAATATGCAAAGCTGGTTGTCAGCGTCGACAGCACGCAAGTCGGCAAGGCCAGGGCCGAACTCGACAAACTGCCGGCCTCCGCCAATCGCGCAGAAAGCTCTGTTGGCAAGATGGGCAACACATTCGCCAAGGTTGGCGGGATTCTGGCGACGGCCATCAGCGTGCGTGAAGTGGTCCGCGCTGCAGAGCAATACACCAACCTGACCAACCGGCTGCGCCTAGTGACCGAGGGCAGCGAGCAGCTTGCCTTCGCCCAGGCGTCAGTGATGCGCGCCGCACAGGAGACGTATCAGCCGCTCGAAGTAACCGCCGAGGTCTACCAGCGGATCGCGCAGAACGCCAAGACCCTTGGTCTGAACTTCGCTGACGTCGAGTCAATCACCAAGACTGTCAGTCGCACAATCGCACTGAGCGGTGCCGACACACAGGCTGCCTCCGGTGCAATGCGCCAGTTCGGGCAGGCCTTGGCATCTGGCTCGCTGCGCGGCGATGAGCTGAATTCAATTCTTGAAGGCACGCCGGCACTGGCTCAGGCCATCGCGCGCGGGCTTGGCGTTACGACCGGTCAGCTTCGGCAGATGGGCGCCGATGGCGAGCTGACTGCAGACAAGATTATTCGCGGCCTGCAGAGCCAAGAGGCAGAGGTTGCGGCACTGTCGACCACGCTAGAGGTGACTGCGGCGCAGGCTGCGACAACCTTCTTTAACTCCCTTGTCGGCGTCATTGGCAAACTGGACGAGGCAAGCGGGGCGAGCAAGGGTTTCGCTAGCGCAGTTCTTGAACTGTCCGGCGCGCTGGATCGCTTCAGCTCTGGCGAGTTCATGGACTTCTTCCGTGACAGCAAGCAGACCGCCGAAGGATTCAACAACGAGATCAGCGTCACGCTATCGCGAATTCGTGACCTGCAGGACGTTAGGCGTCGGCTGGACAAAAATGATCCGGACGATACGGCATTCTTCAAATTCAAGTTCTATGACCGGGAGGAAATCGACACCGAACTTGCGCAGCTAAACGGGCAGATCGAGCGGTTTCGGAAGGCGCGGGACAGGCTGATCGGAGTCGGCGAGAAGGCTGGAGCAGAGACGCCGAAGGGCGAGGACGCCGGAATCAGTGTCGCGATATCGAAGGCGACCAAGACAGCCATCAAGGAAGCTGAGACGGCAGCCAAAAAGCTTGACGCTCTCTATAGCAACACCGAAACCGAGCTTGGCCGACAGATTGAGCTGTACGGGCAAGTTGGTGAGGAGGCGCGCCTTCGTTACGAATTGGAAAGCGGCTCGCTCAAAGGCATCGTCGGACAGCAGGCCGATTACCTGATCGATCTCGCCCGCGAACTGGACGCCAAGCGCGACCTGACCGAGCAAGAACAGATTCGCATCGACATCCTGCGCGAGTCTGGCCAGCTGCGCGCCGCCAATGACGCACAGTTCGAGCTTGAGTACGCCGAGAAGATCGCCGAGTACGAGCGACAGGGCAACGTCGAGGCGCTGCAGCGGCTGGAAACCCTGCGCCGAATCCGTGAAATCCAGATGAACGCTGATCAGGCGCCGGGCACCGTCGAGGGGGTGTCTCAGGCGCCAGGCACACAGGGCGTCGATGCTGTTGTCGGAGGCGCGGGCGGAGAGCTGATCAAGCTGGAAAAAGATGCTATTGCGCTTGAGCAGTGGCGCGCGACAGAGCTTGAGAAGCAGCGCGGCTTCCTTGAGGCAAAGGCCATCACGGAGGAGCAATACGCCGAGCGAATCAGCAACATTCACGAGCAACATCAACAGCGCATCGCTCAGATTGAACAGGCGCGATATCAGGTCTCGCTCGCTGGAGCTGCGGATCTATTCGGAAATCTGGCTGACATCACTAGCCAGTTCGCAGGAAAGCAGTCCGGCATCTACAAGGCGATGTTCGTGGCGCAGAAGGCATTTGCCATTGCGCAGTCTGTCATCGCTATTCAGCAAGGCATTGCGCTTGCTGCAGCAAACCCATGGCCGACGAACCTTGGCGCAATGGCGTCAGTTGCCGCAGCTACCGCCGGGCTCGTGAGCAACATCAGCGCGGTAAGCCTTGCCGGCATGGCGCACGACGGTATCGACAACATCCCCAAGGAAGGCACCTGGCTTCTGGACCGTGGCGAGCGCGTCGTGGACCGGCGCACGAACTCCGACCTGAAGGATTACCTGGCAGACCGGAAGGGCGGGGGCGGCGCACCGCAGATCACGATCCACGCACCGGTAACGGTCGAGGGGCAGGCGGGCATGAGCGAGCAGGAAATGCGTAAGCAGGGGCAGGTCACGGCTGACACGATCAACGCTGTCGTTATGACCAAGATCGAGCGTGAATCTCGCCCAGGCGGCCTGTTGTGGAACCTGTATGGAGCCGGACGATGATTGAGACCTTCGACTTCCCGATCGACAACTCGGCCTCCATCGATGTGTCCCAGCGGGCGCTGCGTACTGACTTCGGCGACGGGTATTCGCAAGAGGCCGGTGACGGCATCAATACCCGCTCCGAGGCCTGGAGGATCTCGGCCATGGGGCACTGGGAGACCGGTGGCGGGATGCCGGTTAAGGCGATGGCCGAGTTCCTGGACCGGCAGGGCGGCTACAAGGCGTTCCAGTGGGTGACTCCGATGGGCTCGACGAAGCTGTTCAAGT